CAGCTTCTTGGAAATACTTGTCAGCAACGATATAGTCATTTCCTGTATACCCTAGTGAATAAAGCTCCGCAGGGGCAAGCTGATAAAAGTCAGGTAACAACTTGGAAAGTTCAAGCCTTATGAAGTTTTCGTACTGAGGAACTGCATCATCTGTAGCAAATTTGCAGCCATAAAAGCATACATTAGATACATTTACGGGTGAGTCGCAGACAATAACAAGTTTTACTGTTGTGTCTTCTTCTTCGCCTGTAAATGGTACGTTTCCTTTAAATACAAGGAATCCTTCAGATGATGCTTCAAAGTCCATAACCTCATCTTCACCAATATAGAGCTTACAACTTGTAGGAGTGCCCTGAATCTTAAAGTAATAGCTCTGAGCGCCTATAGCTGTGTATTCTTTGGTATCTGAGATTATAGTCTCTGTCCTAAACCCTGCATCCTCAAGGATATTGTTAAAAGGATAGTTAAAGTACATATACTCTTTTATTATGAATTTTCCGGCAGTAGACAACAGCTCAAGCGCTTCATTGCAGGCTTGTGGCATTGCGTTTACATATTCCATCGTCGCTGAATCGTTAGGAATATTCTTTTGTGAACCTGTTATTGAAAACATCTTTTGTAGTGTTGCATACTTAATGTCTTTCCAAGTAACCATCTTTTACACCTTTTTCTTTTTCTTCTTTTCCGCAACTACCGGGATCTCTTCTTTTTCTTTTTCAACTTCCATAAAAGAAAAGTTAGTGCCAAAAACAGAGACAACTTCAAAAGTCTTTCCGTCTTTTTCAAATCTTTCACCTTTAACCATTTGACTATCTCCTTTAATAAGGGGGCCATAAGCCCCCTTTTAACTCTTAAAGAGTTGTTGAAGAGTTTGCGTCTCCAATCATCATTACGTGACGCCAGTTAGGATGTGTGATTGACATTCTCGCGAAGCCGTTGTATGTAAGGTTTCTTGAGTGCACATCAACATCTGTAGCAATGTCGAGCTTAGTTCTGTCATAGAACTTTGTTCCCTGAATAGCCTTTGCAGCTTCAGAAGACAGAAGGATAACAGGGTGGTTAGTAGCTGAAATTGTAGGTGTCCACTCAGGATCTACTACAAGTTTCCACTTTCCTCTCTGTGTGTTGATATCGTTGTTGTTTGAACCAACTTCGCCGTCTGATCCGATAACTCTCTTTACAAAGTCCTCATACTCAGGATCATTTCCGGGCATGATGATCGTATCAGGAAGGAAGCCTAAAACGTTTCCTCTATCATCCTTAAAGTTTCTCATCTTATTGGAAGCCTTATTAAGTACTGCGGTTGTGCTTCCAAGTACATCTGAGAAGTAGTTACACTGTGTTGTGCCGGAAACTGACTTAAGCAAATGCGCCTCATTAAACAGTGCCAAGCCATCACCTGTTGTAATGTCGATAGTTGCTCCATTAAATGAGATTGTTGTAGCTGCGCCCACAGCGTTTGTGATTGCCTGTGTTGCAAGTCTAGCTCTAGTTCTCTTATAAGCCTGCACAAGATTGATTGTCTTCTGCTTTGCATCATCAAGCATGTTATCGTCTTTAAGTTCCTTAGAGATTTCAACCTCAAGTGCAAAGGTTGCGTGCTCTACGAACTTCTCATAGCCCTGCTCGTACTCATCCTGAGTTGCAGCGGCGCCTTCTGTCTTAGCCTGGAAGTCGCCAAGTCCTCCCATTGTGATTGACTTCTCGCCCCATCTCTTAGATGTTTTCTCCATCGTAAGAGCTGTTACGATATCGTCATATTTGTTTCTCTGTGCGTCTGAATCGTAAATTACTGAGTCAAGGAGTGTAGCCCACTCATCCCACTCACGGTTGTTTGCAAGTCCTGTAGACCTTCTGATAACAACACTCATCTTTATTACCTCCGTGATTTAAGTGTCTTGTTATAGAGGGCTTTCAATTCTTTCATACTCTTTTCGGGGAACGCTTCTTTGTATTTTTCAACCATTGAAGCGGGTATCTCTTCGTCGCTATCCTGTACATCAATAGATGCACCTGTTGACAGATGATTTTTTGATTTCACCTGATTTATAACAGATTGTTTTGCGGCGGCTCCCCTAGAATCTGCAAGCCGCTCAAAGTTAATGATCTTGTAGGCTTCATCAAATCTCGTACCGGGATGCGTCTCTATGTAACCAACAACAGACATATAAGAAGGATCATTTAAAATGTCCTCTTCGCTTGTCTTTGTAGGGTCAAGGCTTAAGACCTTCTTAAAGTCCTCGTCCATCATTCGTGACGCGCGGTATGAGTTAAGTTCAGCCGTAGCCGCTTTAGCCTGCCTTACAGCGGGGCTATTGGCTATCATGTTGTCGATCATTCGCGGGTCGATGTTATTCTCCTGAAGCTGTGCTCTTGCCTGCATACGCTCTTGAGCTTCCATAGCCTCGAAATAATCTCTTGCGCTAGTGATCGGCTGTCCCGTTTCCGGGTTCGTGTACCCGCCATACTGACGGGCATATAAAGCGTCAATCTCTTGCTGATTTCTTTTTGCAGCTTCAAGTTCACGCCTCATTGAAGCAAAGGCTGCATTTGCCCTGTCTGTATCAAATTGAGGTTCGGCGGCTTCCTCGTGTGTTTCGCCTTCAGAGCTTCCTTCGCTTTCAATTTCTGACTGCTCGGCGGGTTCAGTCTCGTTTACGCCTTCAGACTCGCTCTCATCCTCCGCAAAAAACTGAAGGTTCATAGCAAGCATTTCTTTTTCTTTCATAGATTTCCTTTCGTATTCGGGTTTTTGCGCTTCCCAAGCGAATTTAGGTATAAAAAAAGCACCCTTTGGGTGCGTACCTAGTCACTCTGTAGCCGTAGCGTCTGTATCTTCAGTAACGGCAAGTGGCGTATATATTATTTTTACGTCCTTATCAAAGTTTGAACATTTCTTATTTCTGCAAGTAAGTATCTGCTTGCTAAACAACTTCCCGTCATTTAAGACATACTCGCTTGCTTTTATCCTCATTTCTGTATCACATTTGGGGCAAAACATTCATATCTCCTTCCGGCGCCTGCGCCTGTGCAAGTAACTGTTCCTGCTCTCTTTGCTTGTTTAGTCTCTCTTCGATGATATTTAAAACAACAGAAGCACTTGGATATCCGTTTGCTTTCATGATCGTCCAATAAGCTCTTGCTGTCTCAAGATCGCCTACTGGTCCAAAAGCTCCTGACTGTAGCTTCATATCCGTTTGACTCCACATAGCCTCTCTATTTTGCATAAGAGTTGATGTAGGGTCAGTCTCAAAGATAAACTCATCGTCCCAGTAGAACTCTCCCGCAGAATCAAGCCTTAAAAACTCTTTTCTATCAAGCTCGTCAAATACCTGTGATCCTTCAGAATCAACGCTCGTTATCTTTGACGGGCTGTCAGAAAAGGCAAGCCAAAACTTAAACATTGCTTCATAGAGCTTTGCGTAGGCTTCATTTTTTAAGGTTCTCTTTGAGTCAAGTCGTCCTGCCGCCTGGTTAATCGAATACTGCTTTGCGGTACCACTGGTTGCTGAAGCATCGTACTTACCTTGGTATGAGTCTGTGATACCAAGTGTTGACTTAGCCCAAGAATAGTTAATCTCAAGATAAGTCTGGTCGTTCTGTACGTTTGGCTGCAAAGTCAAGGTATCTATAAGAGCTTTCTGTCCCGGATTGTCAATTCTTAGGATATTAAGCTCTTCAGAGTCCTTTTCGATATCAACATCTTTAGGCAAGGTAACAAAGGAACCACCTTTTATGAGTTTTTCATTTATCTTTGTACCCAGTTTTTTAATCGTATCTTGCTGATCTATCACAACAGCAACGTCGCTACCACCTATAAGACGGTTTTGCGCCGTGATATTCTTTCTTAGGATGATAGGATAGATGTTTGGCCGATAGTAAGGTATCTTTTTCTGAGTCCTTTTAATGGTTATCTCAGGCTCACCCATCATGTTCATAACAGGGTTTCCCATTTCATCAAGCATGGGTTCCTCAGTCTCATCAAAAGGCTGAATATTTTTCGTCCCGCCGCCTGATATCTTTACTTCTATTGCACTTTCAAGACTCTCATACTCTTCTTTTGTCTTTTTTGCCTTCTTACTTCCGCACTCCGGGCACTTTCCATCAACCATGACAGCCCCGCATTTTGCGCAGCGGTCAAGATATCTTGCTTCGTACTCATCAAGGTCAAGAAGTTTAACATAATCACACCAAACAAAAATACCGACTCCACCGTTATCATTACGGTAGAAGGCGGTATTTACTGTTACAAGGTCTTCATTTGTTGATGCACCTTCGATATCCTCTGTCATTTCAGGATAATCATTCATGCAATCTTCAACATCCTGGCCGTAAACTCTCTTTACGGTCTTTTTTGTCATAAGCTCTTGTATGAAGAAATAGTCCATTTCATCAAAGTCAATGACTCCGACTTGCGGTATGACTTTTTTAGGATGAAGCTCTGATATCTTAAGGTCGCCTATCTCTGAGTGAAGCCCTCTTTTAAGATCCCACTCAATGCGTGTATAATCGCCGCCAACGATAGGCACTGTTCTTTCTTCGGCGTCGTTAATCGTTACAAGATTGCAGGTCTTTACCTTGTTTTCAAGGAATTTTTCAAGCTTTTTTGCAAGTTCGTCGTCTTCTGCGTGGATCGCCCGTACCTTTGGCATTGGAATCGACGTATCAACCTGCGATTCTATAAGCTCATATACGATATTTCTCACATTTGTAGCAAGTTTTGTAGGGTCAACGCCTCTGTTTGCATCTGCCTGAACCGATCTTGTACCTTCGTAGTAGTCTTCATACGTTTTCATGTTCTTAAGCTCTTTTGCGTATTGAGTTTTGCAAAATTCAAGCCTTTGTGCCCATTTAGCAACATCTTTTGGCGTTTCTACTTTACTTATCATCCTTTTTATCCTCTTAAACATCATTTAGGATCTCCCCAAATCTTTCTAAGGTACTCTCTATCCTTCATACTTGCATTTCTATAATCTTCCCACTGGTCCGGGCGCCACTTTCTTCTTATCTTGTCTTCTTTATTTCTTGCTCCGTGTGTCCAATAAATGCAGTAATACCTAAGAGCATCTACGGAGTGAGTAAGCTCATGCGGGTCTTTTGCGTAAATTTCCGGCTTTTTCTCATCCTTTTGTATCTTTTTTAAGGAATTTAGAAGGTTAGGAGCGCATCTATCCAAAATAGTAAGCCTTCCCTGCTTTCCCTCTATGTGAGAAGTGTTCTCTTTTATCGCAAGACACCCCGCTTTAATATCATTGTTTACTTTTGTAAGGTTAAGCCCGCACTCTGAGAATATGATCGCTCTTGATTTACCTGTTTCCTGCGACCTGTTCCATAAATCAGGCGGTGCAAGGTATTGTTCAACCCTGTTTATCTGCCCTCTTTCAACTAGTTCCTGCGTCATACGTAATATGCGGTCACAAGCTGCGCTTATTATTAAATTTGACTCATATTCTTCATGGATAATCTGCGAATTGCCAAACGCATCACGCAAAATCCAGTAACATGCAAGTTTATCCAGTCCGTAGTCCATCGAAACATAACATACGGTGTTTTGCTTTAATTTTTCACTACTTAGAATCGAAGTTTCAGATACTTCTTCAAAGAACCGTCCTCCCGGTACTTCCAAAGCTTCTTCTACAGATGCAGGATATTCAGCCCACATAGTAGCTTTTCCAAGTAGTCTAAGCGTATCGTCGTACCACTTCTTATCTCTGTTAGGGTCTGCATACCAAGGAATGAATATCTTAAAGAATCCATTGTCCTCTGTCGTATACAGTTCTTCAAATAGCGAACCTCTTTTTATCGTTGAGACTCCTATTATCTGACCTGCAAGGGGGTTATTTACAACAGGAAGTGCCGCAGCCCATATAGCGCGGTCAAACTCCTGAAATGCCCACTCATCAAATATAAGTAAATCAGCGGTAAATGATCTTGCTGCGTTCTCACTACTTGCAAAACATTGAAACTTTGAATCACTCTTACCGGGAAAATGAACAGTGACCGTAAGCGCCGTGTATTCAAACCATGCTCCGTCCCATCCTGCTTTGTCGCTTTTTTCTCTGATGAGTGCCCTCATGTTGCTGTAGATTAAGACAAGCCTTCTTACAAGCTCTTTTGCTTCCGTCTCTGACCTTGACAGTCCAATTACTGACCTGCCGCTCCTACATAACATAAGATGTGACGCATAATGAAGTACAAGCCATGAGATACCAAGCTGACGGGCTTTAAGTACGATAGACCATTTATGGTCTTGCATATCCTTAAGGGCTTGTTTTTGTTCTTTCCATAATGCAAACGGAACTATTACCCCCGGCTTTGTCCTGTCTTCAATATGCCCGTAATTCTCGACATAGTAATCAATGTGACTAGAGCAGTATTCAATTTCTTTTTCCCTGATAAGTGCTAAACTCATTTTTTCATATCCACCCGCTTTTTATGAGTGCGGTGTTCCTTGCTCCGTCAAACTCCTTATTGCTTCGTTTATAAGGTTACGTACAAAATCTGCCTCTTTTATGCCTTTGTCTGTTGCAAGGTCTTTGAGCTTCTTTCGCTGATATTCTGTTAAGCGTATTGCGAATACTGTTGTGGGTTCACCGTACATGTGGCGCCTTTCGTAGACCCGGTGAGGGCGGTGTTTACAGAATTGATTTTTGAAAATTTCATGGTGGGGGATTAGGGGGACCCCGCGCGGAGTCGCGCCCCGCCGGGGGTGGGGGTGGCATACCCCCTATACCCCTATACCCCCTATGAGAAGGAAATAAAAACAGTGATCCGGCAGAAAAAATAGAACGTATGTCCACTTTTTCGTAAAATTAGAGTTTTGCGAAAATGCTTTAATCGGTTATTTCTTAAAAAACATCAAAATACTTGCTAAACTAGCTTATTTACTAGCTTATCAAGTATTTTTGCTTGTTTTCTATTACAATTTATCGTTTATAATTCCGAGTTTTTACTTACTCACTATATCGAAATATCGTTAATAGATTAATATTCATCAAGTTAAGTATAAATGATCCCTATATCCTACTAATAGTTATTGATATATATTAATCACCTTCAAGCCTTCTTTTTATGTTCTCGATCATTTGTTTATCATCTTCGGAAAGTCCGCTGATATCGGCGTTAAGCTGTTCGACGGGCTTCTCTCCGGCCGTATCTCTCAAAAAGTCCATTGCTTTAACGTTGCCTCTTCCGGCTTGCTTCATAGCTGCGGCAATCAGCACTTCTAAGTTAGTAGCGCCCTTTTCCAGTCCCACCTCCGACAACTCACGATCATTAGCCTGACTCTTAAGCATAATATCTATTACTTCTTTGAATGTCCGCCGTTGAAGCTGCGTTGACTTAAACGCCTCGCGCCCTTTGCGCTGCGCTTCTTCAGTCAACATTCTTAAAATTCCACCACAGGAAGTCCACACGCTACCATCTTCAGATATACATCCATCCGGCAATAACTTGTGATGCTCTTCTATAATCTCTTTTGGCAATATAAAGCGCCCTTTCCCGTCAACTCTTCCACCACTAAGCACAGCCGCGTCTATTTTTCCATTTGGCAGCATTGGCAGCTCTTCAGATATTCCAGGCGCTTTTACTTCTTCCGGATCTTTCCGATCTTCTTTAATCTCTTCAGCTCTTCCGGTTAGCTCTTCCGGGTTGATATCTGCTGCTATTTGATTTTTGATCTCTTCTTTTGTCATTCTTTTTTCCCTCTAATAGAAAAAACTCTTTATTTTTTTGCACTAAAAAAGCCCTGCAATCCAGAAGATACAAGGCTTTTCAGTGAAATAAAAATGCTATGCAGTATTGGAAGTGTAAAAAAATTAAAGGGGCTTTAGCTTCAATTCTTTACAATCTTAGTATATAGCAAGTTTTGGGCCCTTCATGACACATTTTCATAATAATTTATCAAGTATATATTGATTTGTACTTTTTCCGGCGGCTTGCGCGTCGGCTTTGATCTTGTCGCGCTCTTCCGGCTTCATTCTTAGTTTAATTTCTGCAAATTGGGATAGATATTTTTTTGCCGATCTTGCTTGTGCTTCAGTATACTTTGCCATTTTTTAAAACTCCCTTCCCTTCAGTATTTATCTATGTTTCAGCTACATTTTAACATCTGTAAATCTATAACCCCATAGACATTTTGCACAAATACCCCCATAGATTTTTGTGACTTTTGTCTATTGCATCTATGCCCCCATAGATGTATTATCAACTCAACACCAAACAAATCACAGCTTCACAGCTACGGCGATCGGCTGAAGAGCTATAAGCGCACCGATTGACGGATAGAAGCAACAAATAAAAGAAAAGAGGATAAAAAACATGAGACGCTTTAAACCTTCAAGATCACAGGCTAGAGCTTTTGCTCAAAAAATGGATGAAATCGACAACTTTTGCAGAGAGAACGCAATCGATCACAGCAAATCAAGTGATAGCTATTATTTCACGATTGACGGCCAAAATTACAGAGTATCAAATCACACCATAGCAGCATCAAATCGCGGAGCTTATAACGAATTTGGCGAGCAGATCCGCGAAAAGTACCACGAAAACAAGGAATCCGACGACGTTATATATATAAC